CTCCGGACAGACCACCGTGATGGTTTTGTCCTCGGATACCGTTATGACTTGGCCGATGTGAAACATTATACCACCCCCGAGATGACGGCAAACGATGATGTGGCCTCGGTACCCGGCTTGACTACCGTGTGACCCGTGAAGCTCACGACATGCCCCGAGCTCTTCGTGATGTTATGCCGCACTGAGGTTATGACTATCCGGTCCTTGTGCTCGTTGGCCACGCCGTCAAGCGCATAGACGCTATGCACCCTGAACTCTTCGATGCCCTTGATATTCGAGTATTCGCCTTCGACAAGTCGGCTCTTGCCCATCTTATCGGCGAAGTAGCTCTTTGCGTACTCTTCTGCCGCAACTTCCGACTCGATGAAGGAGCCCGACACGACTGCCGTACTCTTGTCCGGAACCGGGATCATCGCCGAGCCCTCCAGAGTACTGACCTCGGCAAAGGAGCCGCCTCCAGGAAGTGTGCTCTTGCCCTCTCCTTCAACGCGGAGCTTGAGTAATACGCCGTCTTCGACCATCCCGGCCGCCTCGTAGTTATCAGTCTGCTTCGCCCATTCATAATCCTTCGTCACCTGCACGCCGAGGGGCGAGTACTCGGCACGAACAAGGACGATCTTCCCGTCCGCGTCGAAGCCGACAACCTCAACGGCCGTTGGAACATCTCCGGTATCGTCGTCGATTTTCAGAGATGCCATCTGTGCCTGTGCAGCTCCGAAGCTCCATTTCTTTGCGCTCGGCCTGTACCAGAGGGTTTCTACTGGAGTCTGCATCCATGTATCCATCCTCGCTCGGAGGAAGAGCGTTTCTCCGATGCCCTCCACATACTCGACATGCGGAGGCTCGTACCCGTAGAGCTTCGAAAAGAGCTGCAAAAACTCGAGATCCGTCATACCATTCTCTTTAACGACGGGCCTCGGTCTGGTTATCGCCTGCGCGGGGAGCGGAGAGATTGACGGAATGAGCCCATGCTCAAGAGCGATGAGGCTCACTGGCAGTGTGTCGTTGACCACGATGTCGAAGATCCTGGCCTTTTCGCACCAGCGGAGCCTCTGCATACCGTCGTATGCCTCGATGTGAACCTGCATACCGCCATTGTTGTACTCCGCAATCTTCCGGGCAACGACGTACCGCCCGAGACATCTCGACGCGGAGCCGTACCCGATGTACGGCCATACACCGGCCCCCGCCGATAGCACTCCTTCATCGAGGAACCGATACCGCTGATTGACATCATCCCACGCATCGGCCTTGATGATGAGGCACCCTACGCCCGCTTCATCGTGGAGCACCTGAATGTCGTTGATCATAGAGATGTGCCCTTCGGAGAGCCGCTCTTGCAACTTACCTACTCGGATGTCCCACTGGAAGGCTGCTAATCCCATCCTTCGAACTCCCTATCGTCTGCCGATACGTTTGCCCATGGCAACGAAGGCCACGACAGCGACTCCATGGCCCTGTCTATCACGTCCCTGTTGAAGGTCTCTTGCGAGATGAGCGGAGATGTCATCTTCGAGGCCGATCTCATCTTCGCGTGACCGGTCTCATAAATCTTGACTCGCGTGCCCGGCGTCTCCATGAGCACCGTTGGATTGCACCGTCGGAGTCCAAGCCCGAGCTCGGGATCTTGGTAGTGCTCCCATGCCAGGCTCTCAAAGGTCTTTACCTCGTCAAGAATCACCTCCGTCGTCTCCGGGTCGAAGGGCAGAGAGGAGAAGTTCTTCTCGTTGTGGGCCACGAAGGTCATCGCGGCCTCGAAGCCCGTATGCTTCCCTGTGATGTCCCACCGCCCCTCACTCCACGTGATATCCACGGACGTGAGCCGCACAGCCTCGGAGATATCCCCTACAGTGAGCCGAAGGATCGGCGTGCGTCCGAGCATAGGGTCAAGGTCTGCGAGGCTTAAAAGGTCCTTTGCGATAGCCTCGAGGTCATCGAGAATAGAAGCCGCAGCCCATGCCGAGGTGAATGATATCTGGTCCGCCTGAGCTCCAGTGATTGCCACTGCTGGCCTGAAGTCTCCAGGGCTCGATGTCGCGTGAGTGTCGAGACTTCGATTCATCCGGAGGCCCTGTGTTGATCCTTGACCGACGATCATCACGGACGACCCAGCGGCTTGCATGTCTTCAACGGTCAAGAGCCACGGATGGCCTGGAAGAAGAAGGGAGAATAATGCGTCTACGAGCATGTCACATCCCTCCCGCCATGGCACCAACCGCCGCGCCGCCTGTCACCGCGAGCTTGGAACCCTTAGTCTTGCCCGTGTTGTACTCGGTCTTAGCATCGCCGATCTTCACATTTTCGCCGGTGACGTTGATGTTCGTGAAGAGGTTTATGGGCTGGAAATCCCGTTTCTCGCTTACGGTCTCTATGCCCTTCAACAGCGCGTCGTAAGCCGCCTTGGCTTCTTTTTCAACCTCATAGAACATCTTCTCGTTGACGGTTTCTTCGTAGCCAGTCTTTTCACCAAACAACCCAAGAGTTATGCCTTGTAGGATATCATTCGGAGTTGCCGACCAGACCTCGTTCGTGTATTTGTCTTTGTTCTTTTCCATGTAGTCGGCAATAAAATCCGATCTAGAGCCCTCGCCGTGGATTTTTGCCGACTCCCTGCCCGCCTCCAGGGAGCCTTTGATAGCGCTTTTTGTGCGTTTCTGTCCGAACTCTTTTTCTTGCTGTTGATCGATGAGCGTGGCAATCGTCTGGGCAATGGTATAGACTCCCGTCAATGCCACCGTTATCAGCCCGATGGAGCTCGCAAGACCGCCCGCCTTCGATGCCATCTTCTGACCGAAGGCCGACTCCATGCCGGGAGCGATGGCCTTGAGATGGTTGCCGAACTTGAAGAGATCGGAGGACATGGTGCCACCGATATACATGGTAAAGATAGTGCCGATATGCGGTACTACCTTGCCAATAAGCTCGGCAACGTCTCGGATGGTCGCCATGAAGCTTTTCAAGTACTTCTTCGCGTCCTTCATCCATGCCATGAGCTTGGCTGCAAGCTCCTTACCGTCAGTGCCGAACTCATCCACGATGGCCCCGCCAATTTCCACAAGGAAGACGTCGAAGGCGCTCTTGAGCTGCGCGAGCTTGAATTGTATGCCTCCCGAAGCATCGCCGAAGGACTTCTCCATAAGGCTTCCGCCCTTCTTCATGAGGTCCATGGCTTCGGTCATGCCCTGTTGAGCACTCTCCGAGGAAAGAACCGCAGCCACATTGAAGGCCTCGATGGAGCCGAAGAGCGTGGCCATGATATTGGCCGTATCTCCAAGCTCGATCTCTGTCGTCTTCGTCTTTGTCTTTCCGCCCTTCCCTTTTACCTTTTTTGTGATCTTTTCCTTTTTACCGGCCTTGCCCTTTGCCTTGCTCATGGCATCGGCAAGGAACTTCTGGATACCCCCCGCCTTCTGGATGCCCTTTGCCGACATGTCGACTCCAAGAATCTCGGCAAGCCCCGCCGCATCGCCTGAGGGCTTGATGATCGCCCCGAACAGGGACCGCATGCCAGTTGCCGCCGTCTGTGTATTCTTCGTGATCTTCGTAATGCCTGCGAAGGCCCCGAAGAGCTCCTGATACCCCACGCCCGCTTGAGCCGCGAAGCTCGCCACTTGCCCAACCGAGACAGAGAGCTCTTCAAAGGTCGTGATGCCTTTGACGTTGGCCGCAAACATGGCGTCGTAGACCTTCGTCGTGTCTTCGATCTTCATGTTGTAGGCATTGAGCACCGAGACCGCGCCACCAACGGAGGTCTTCAAGTCGGTGAAGCCTCCGGCGCTTGCCTTGCCTGCCGCCGTCAAGAAGGCGAAGACTTCGTCGGTCTTCACGCCTGCCGAGACAGCATCGAACAAGGCGTTGTTCACGTCACCGATGCTCTTCCCGTAGGCAATTGCAAACTCTTTTACTTGTTCGCCGAACATAGGGAGGGCCTTCTGACCGTCTCCAAGGAGGGTCTGGACCTTCATGAGGCCGTTCTCGAATGAGGCAAAGGCGCTAACCGCCTTGTATGTGCCCGCCGCAATGGCACCAAGCCCGATGGGGCCGACGAACCTTTTGAGAATATCGAGGCTCTTGCCGATAACCTTGCCGGTTGCCTTGAACTGTCCCTTGACGGCGAGCAGGGCCTTTTGGATTGCCGGGAGCTTCTTCATGGCGTCGGTATCTATCTTGATCCGCGCCTGAACATCGAAGACTTGTTGAATCGCTCCCGACAACCAGCCCATTTACTTTTTCCCTCCACCGAAGGCGAGCCCAATGCCAGCCGCAAACGTGTTGCGTCGCATATCAAGCCCCTCTCTTATCTGCTCTGCCGTAAGCATGAGCTCCTCGTTATCGAGGTCGGCCAGGTCTTCGATTCTCCATGCTCGATAGTCCATGACCCAGCCCCAATCCTTGAGGAATGCCAGCCGCGTCGTTCCCATCGAGGCAAGGCGGAACGCTGCCGACTCAAAAGAAGCCGCACTCTTGCCAGTTCAGCGAGATCGTGGTGTCACGTCCGCACTTCGGGCAAGCCACATCCACCGCGTTACAGGGGCCGCCTGACACAGCGTCAACCGCTCTCGCGAGGTCCAGGAAGTCTGCCGTGTGCATGTCCATAAGCGACTCATGAGACACCGGCGTTGAAGCTTCCACGGCCCTGAAGACGCGCGCCGCCGGGTTGTTTATCTCAGCCTCCGTCATGAGGCAATACACCTCTCGGAAGCTCGGTACCATGATCGGGACCTTCTTCGACTTGTTGCCGGAGACCATGACCTCTTCCTCGACCTCGACGAACTCGACGGCTTCGGCTCCCGCGACTTCCATATCTCCGAGGGAAGCGGAGGTTATCGGCTCTCCGCACTGACACGCAGTCTTCACTGGGATCTTGCCCCGCGTCTTCGCCATGACGCGACGCCATACGAGAAGCATGACGTCTGCCACTGGAAGCCCCGCGATGATGTTGGCTCCTTCCTCTCGGAGCCCCAGCTTGCTCTTGCCGAGCGCGCCGAAGTCGAGACCTCCAAACCTCTCAAGAGCCGTAGCCAAGGCGTAGCACATGATCCAGCCGAGATTGGAAGCGAGGCCCTCGGGGAGCTTCTCCCTGATGCCACCTATCTCGATTTCGAGCGCCGCATTGTGCCGGCGGAAGGAGAAAGACGCCCTGCCCTTGCCTGAGTAACCATGAATTGTCTCGCTCATATCCTTGAGTTTCATTGCTCGCCTCCATTTAAGCTGGTTGTAAGACTCGGAAGACACCGAAGAGATTAGATGGAACGGCACCCCGAATACTGGAAGGTCCAGGTGATACGCTGCTTACCGGCTTCGCCCTTGTTGCGGGCCTCGGGCTCCCAGCCGCTCGGGAAGAGGTCCGCGAAGACCTCGGTACGCATGACCTTCTTGCCATCGCTCGCGTACTCGATGAGCGTGCACCCCTGCGCGCGGGCACCTGGAACGCCGGACTTCGCAGCGGCGAACCAGAGCTCCATGAGGTTCTTCTCGGCCGTGTACTCGTCTCCGACGAGCTGCACCGCCGTTACCTCTTTGGCCTTCGTAACGCCGGAGGTGTAGGGCTTCTCGACGCCTGAGCCCTCCACGACCTTCGAGACCTCGAAGGAGGCCCCGGTTGCGCCGAACTCGACGAAGCTCTTCATACTGAACTTGCTTGTCAGAATGCCCACCATGGGAAGCACGGTGAAGGCAAAAGTTGATTTCTCCGGATGGTCGGACATGGTATCCTCCTTACAGGGTTGCGGTCATTGCCGAGGTGCCGAGAGCCAACTTGATCGTCTTTCCGGTCCCTATGACGATGGTGTATCCCTCTGCGTTGATGTTGCCTGTTGCCCCGGTCATGTCGTTGTTGGATTCGTCGCACTGGATCTGATACGCCTGCTGCGGTGTATTGCCTACGAGCGCACCCGCGTTGAAGTACTCCACGAACCTGCCGTCAAGCGCTCTTCGGACGTCGGCAAGGACCTCGGATGTGACCGGCGAATAGACGAACTGCCGCATCTGGAACTTGAGATCGTGGAGGATCTGGAGGATGGCCCGGATCTTGTGCCACCACACGCGCTCAAGATGGGCGGTACCAGGGGCCTCATCTCCCCAGAGGTAGTAAGCGCCTCCGAGGTGGTAGACAGAGATGATGCCCGCGAGGTTAAGCGCTCCATCTTCAAGAGGCGTGCCTGCCGGAGTGGTGTCGGTGATCTGCCGCTTCCAGGTCGAGCCAAGGGAGGCTTTCACGCCGCACGCCGCGACATGGTACCCCTCGGAGTTTGCCATCCTGGCAAAGATACCCGCAATAGTACCGAGCTCGGAGCACAGGTAGTCTGCCGTGCCGCCGAAGGGGTGCTCGTTACGATACCCGTAGCTCGCGAAGATGGGAGCTATGAGCCGCTTGCCAGCAAGGTACGCCTGTACCCATGCGCGCGCGGCCGCTTCGGTCAATGTCGCCTGAGCGATGTTTACGAGGCCCACATACCCCTTGCTCTCGCAGTAGGTTTCGAGCGCCGTGGTGAGGTCGGTATCCTCGGTCCCCGGCATGACACAGGTTACGAGCCCGAGGTTGTTCGTCCCGATGGCCGTCTCGATGAGCGTATTGGTGGGCCCGGGCAGAAGGATGGTTCCGGTATAATCGGAGTCAACGAGGTTGGCCACTCCGTCAACGCCGTTCCTGAACTCCTGTCGCCACTCGGCACGCACTACCGAGGGAGCTGCTCCGAAGGTCTGCGTGTTGTTCGCGATGCCGATGATGGCGTTCAAGGTACCGACCGTGATCTTCAGCGATGCGGTCGGCCCCCAACTCGGGTGGGTTGCGGTGTTGAGAGCGACGATGATATGGTCGGTTGCATCCACGGTGAAGATGAGGTCGTTACCAAGATCCTTGAGCTCGAGCTCTACCTGGAGCGCTGCCGCCGTGACCGCAAGGCCGATGAGAGCCTGCGTGATGGTGATTGCACCACCGAGGCCGCTACCGTCGTCGATCTGGAAGATCAAGGTCTCGGCTCCTGCGAGGTTGAAGGGGCCCGCTATCGTGCCCGTGATGGCAGTCGGAGCCGCCTTCGCAACGACCGAAGAGAGGTCCGTACCGAGCGGCACGGTGATGGACGATACGGTGTTTGCAATGATCGGAGCACTGAGGCTTGTATCCCCGCCGCCCGTATACGTGGCCGGGAAGGCATGGAAGAAGAGCCGCCCGCTTCGGGTAGGGAGAAGGCCGGTACCGAGCATGCTCACAGGAAGGGGTCGGACGATGATTTCCAGTTCGTCGGTAGCGACGAAGGCGACAAGCCCCGCGGTGAGGGTGAATGATGCGAGCCCGTAGTTTGAGAGGTCGGTCAGTACTCCAACCGTGCCCGCGGGAATGGTGCCGTTGTCGAGTCGATTGCCCTCGAGGTCGGTGATGGTGATGCCATAGTTCGCCGCCCCCGTGAAGAGGCAGTTGACCTTGTATGCACATACGCCGCGAACGGTCACAAGAGAGACATATCCATTTCCTGTGCCGCCTCCGCTGTGTGCCGTCTTGATGCTGTTCCATCTCCAGCACTTGAGATTGAGCACGTTACCAGAGATTGAATCAACGATCTCCGCGAAGTTTGCCGGCCGGAGTCTGTTGTCGTTCGGATCTCCAGAGAAGGAATCGGTTGCTACCTGGATCTCGACCTGATTCTCTGCGGCCAAAAGCGAGGTTACGACGTCCTCATAGTAGTTCCCGAGGGTGTCGTTCAGCGAGAGATCAGAGCCTCCCGAGAGAACAACGTTCTTGCCGCCGTCGTAAGCGTCGAAGCCGAACTCGGAGGAACCATGAAGGCCGCCGTCTTTGACGATGACCGAGAGCCCTTCCTCGTAGGAGTTCTTGACCGGGTCGAGAGCTTCCGAGTACATGGCCCAAAAAGCCGGAGTCGCGGGGAGCACGCCGAGGATCCCGAAACCCTCGGCAATGGTGATTGTGGTCGCGGTGTTCGCGGTTACGGTGAAGAGGCCATACGTGCCACCGCCAAGGTTGAGCAAGAACTTGCAGCCCTTGTACCGGTTGATCGTCATGGCTGTTCCGCCGGGGGTGAAGACGCTTCCGGCTACGGCGGCAAGAGCGCTTGCAACGTATCCCACAACGGACTTGCCGCGCCCATACGACGCGCCCTTGTAGGCACTCGCAAGCTTGCAGACCGCCGAAGGGAGCCGCTGAGAGCCGATTAATCGAAGCTCTCCGAGCTCTGCGTGTCGGTCATAGAGAGCAAGCGCCGAATATTGCTCATCTCCATCGGCAACACGATAGGTGAGGAGTGGAGATGTCCCCTGTGAAGCGGTCCACCAATCCTCGGTAGCGAGAGGCGTCTGATTGTCCTGAGTGATGGTGCCGCGTCGTCTCGAATAGTCCGCCTTGCTCGTGTGCAGAAGCGCTCGATTCGTCGGTCCTCGAAGATAGGGGCCGATGATCGCAGTCGTCCCTTTTTGCGCAGGGGTCGAAGAGGGAGAGCTGTCACTCAGGGTTGCGGATACTCCAGCCGAGCCGGGCATCAAAGGGACTGTCAGGGAGAATGCCATGATGAGCCTCCTCTATCTGTTACGTGGAGGCCCATGAGAGCCTCGGTAGTGTGTGTGCCTGTTGTCAATCTTCCTTCCCACTCGCTCACATCTCGAATCAAGAGCCGTGCCCTTCCGTCGTACAACCCGCCGCCGTATGGCGACAGGGTGAAGGAGCTTTGAAGGGCAAGCCCGATGGATTCTCCAGTGTTCGGGCTCACGCGATCTCCATCAGATATCAGCCGGGTGACAGCCCTACGAAGTGCCACGAGGTCGAGCAATGTCTCTGCGATAATCCGCACGTCCACGGAGAGCTCGGTCCTAGAAGCCGAGGGAATGGAATAGAACGTCCCTCCCCTCGTCACCACGAACGGCGTTCCTGGGGCGTCCTTGCTCGTCACTGATGGGTTTTCAAGGATGATACCCGGCCCACTGAGATGGAAGAGCTCTCGATTCCCCATGTAAACGATGGTGGGAGTGACGCGGTACATGTCAACGCGGTTATGGCCAGCAGGAAGAGCCGCATAGTAGGTATAGATCTTGGTTGCCGAGTTGTAGGTTCCGATGGGAGTCGTAAGCTGTGGGTCAAGTGTCGCGTCGAAGCACTTGGCATCGAGCACGACACACGGCGATTCCGTCCCCGTGAAGACGAATGACACGCTCGTTGCCGAAGCCGTGGTCAAGATCTCCCTCGATGTCCACCACTCGCGCGCGTTCGTGCCCGATTCGAGCTGCTTCACAACGACTCTATGAAGCACGTCATCGAGCCACCCGGCCGCGCGTAGGGGTGATTCGACATGCGACACCCAGCGGATGGACCAGATCATGCGCATACCGTAGAAGTATGGAGTAACGGCCCCTGGTACGAGCGTCACCTTGAAGCCCATGGTACTCCCGATGCCTCCGGCAAGCCTCCAATCGACAAGCCCGAGCTCCAGTTGAGCCGCCGTGTTGAAGTGAGCCGCGAGCGTGGCCACTACCCACGCCGCGCCATTCCAGTAGTACTCGACTCCGCTCACGACGGCACGGAATCGCACATCTCCCTCGGCATAGACGCGAGCCACTATGACCGAGGCAAGAGCCCTGCAAGGCCGTTCGGTGAAGGTGGTGTATCCAGAGACGCCCGCCGCCGAGAGCTCGAGCCGTCCAGGGAATGTCACGCCGTCAGTCTGCGAGTACATCCCCTTCGACAAGAAGCACCCCGAGACCGTCATGGCCTTCGTCGTGTCTATTTGGACGCCCATATAGTCGAGCTGTTCAGCCACGGAAGGCCTCCTTGAGAGCGTCGGTTATCGCCTCCTTGAAGAGCGCTCCGAAGGCGTCGGATTCGAGGGGCTGTGAGATGAACGGACGGGCCGGAATGACGATGGTCTTCCCGCCTTCTTTTCGTGTCGTCCCCTCGTGAAGCTCGAGGACCACGTTCCTGCCGTCAACGCGCTTGTTGGCTCCCATGTAGAGAGACATGCCATCGGGCTTGCTGTTTATGCTCCTGATGAGGTCGCCTTGATCGACGAGCGGAGTCTTACCCGCTGCCATTGACTCACTGATGGATATCCCTTCCTTCTTCGCCCGCTTCTTCGCCCGCTTGTTCATGGCCGCGGAGCCACCTGCATACCAGGCCGCGATGGTCGAAGGAGCATTCTCGGCATACTCTTTGTTCTCAATGGCCTCACGAGCCATCTTCACAAAGGCAAAGCCGAGCTTCTTCAGCCCGTCGGTGGCAGTCTTCTCGAAGGCGGCATTCCACTTCTTCGGGTCGATAGCCTTCTCAAACTTGCCCCAATCGCCTGTCAACGTGACGATATCAGCCATCAGCTTCTCCTCACAGGGGCTTTGTCGGTCAAGGGGCATATCCAGCCTTGGCCCTCGACGTGCTTGGTCGCTTCGTCGATATAGAGTCTGTCCGTGGAAGTCCCGGCCCCATGGAACACTTCCGAGGTGACGAGGTCCCCGGCTTTCGGCGTGTAGCTCCTCCGAGCACAGTCTACCGACCTGAGGACCATCGTCACCGACCGCTTGAAGGCCCCTGGGAATGGAGCTTCTTCGGTCTCTTCCTTGCCGTACTCAAGTTGCGCGGGGATGATGATTGCAGAAAGACGGGTATCACGAGACAGCTCCGTCTTCGCAAGGGCATCCACAAGCGTCGTTGCCGTGTCTATCGGATAGATAGTCACGAGCTCGGGCCTAATGAGTCTGTGGGGAATCGGTCTTACCAAGCCCCTTCTCCTTCTTCTCCTTCTTCTCGGGCCGGATCATGTCTACCGTCTTCGTCGGCTTCGGCTCGGGCTTCGTCTCTTCCACCCTCTTCGGCTCGATGATGGGCCGAACCTTGGCACCGGGAGCCGTCTTCTTCGCAAGCTCGACCTCTGAGGCCGACAGGATGGCACTTCCGCCGGCGACGATGTGGTGCTTCTCGCCGTCGATCATGACCGTACATCCAGGGCCGTTGATGGGTACGTGCAAGGTGTATTTCATCAGCTTATCCTCCGAAACATGGCAAGTATTTGGTCGATAATATAGTACCCGGTCGGTTGGCTCCTCATCGATGAAGCTCCCAGACCGCCGCCCTTGTAGGTCACGCTCCGGTCTCTCGTACTCTCGGAGATGATCTCGGAGTCCGTCCACAGGGCCATGATGAGCCCCGCCGCCGCCACCCCGTCAATCGAGAGTTTGTAGATTGCGATCTTGGCCGCAACGTCTCCAATCTCTACCGGCGTGGTCTCTGTCAGGGTCAGAAAGCCGAAGTCGCCTTCAAGAAGAATGTTCTGCGTGCCCTCGGTCCAGATCATCTGAGAACAGATCATCTTCTCCCACGTTGTGAACGCCGGAGCCTGCTTCCATTGCAAGCGTGGCCATCTCATATCATCAGGCATGAGCCGATTGTAGACGACGATGGCAGTCAGATCTTGCTCGACGTCATCCATCGTCACCTTCGTTAGACTGCTTGCCGCAGGGCTCACGGGGATAGGGAGCTCCAGGACGTCGGTTCCGCTTCCATCGATCTTGAGTGGTGCCGCCGTGGTGTAGGTGATCTTCTCGAAATGGCTGCCCGTGTAGTGGTCAATGTAGCTATCTGCCCACGCAATAGCCGCGTTGACAACGGCGTCCGAAGCGTCTGATGCCGCGATTCCGAGAGCTCTTACAAGGGCGAGTGTAGTATAGGCCACACCATCCTCCTTCTCCCATTATGGGATTGCGGGATGGGTGAGGGAAGACGTGAGAGCTGCCTTAGGGGCGAGGGCATGTTGCGCGGTCTCGGAGGTCCAGACGACATCACCGGTCCCGAGGTTCACGGAGAGACGGAGGGCCGCACCTGCATCGTTCGCATAGACGGCGGTATACCCAGCGCCTCCGGCCGCTGCATCATGAGCGACCTTGAGCACCTTGCCATCCGAGAGCGGGATGTAGCAGTCGACGGCAAGCGGAAGAGCCGCGCACACAACCCCTGTGGCATCCAGGATATAGAGCTGCACGCCCTTCGGCGATACCGTCTGTTGTACGGTCGATTTCGCCCCGCCCGCGCTTGTGAGCTGATAGTCAACTCCACCAGTGGCACAGATCGCGTTGATCTTGCCGAAGCAGGACAGCGGATTGCCAACCATCCTCCGGCCCCTGCCGAGGGAGTGGTAGTCGGTTTCCGAGGTGACGGTAGTTGCAACGGTCGTCTCGAAGGTCGCACCACCTACGGCCAAAGTGAAGGCAACGGCTCCAGGGGCTCCATCGTGCTCGATCTCATAGAGCTTGCCGAGGGAGTCCTTGAAGAAGACGGACGTGCCCGTCAGCGTGTTATTGACAACGAGCTTCCCGGCCTTGACCATGATGGCGAGACCGGTCGGGACCGCGCGGTGTTTGACAGGCACGCGCACGCCGCCGCCGATGTCCACTTGGAGATCGGCCGTTCCGGTGAGGTTGCCGTTCAGGATGCAGAGCACGGAACCATCCCCGCCGCCATTCTGGGCAAGGGAGAGAACCGACTTGGGAGCAAGGCCATGCTGCGCGGCCTCGCTCGTGACCGTTGCGCCTCCGGTAGCTTGGAATGTGGTGGGCGGTCCCGCTGCTTCGGCGGTGAAGGGCACCGCTCCGGGAGCGGCGTTGTGACCTACTCGATACAGGCGGCCGAGGGAGTCTTTGAAGTACAGAGCGGTACCAGTGGCAGTGTTGTTGCACTCCAGACCGTCGAGGGTGGCATTCATGAACACCGCATAGCCAGTGGGCGCGGCACGGTACTTCAAGGGGACGAAGACGCCGCCGCCGATATCGATCTCGTCGTCGGCGGCTCCGGTCAGGATGCCGTTGAGCACGCCGAGTGCAATACCATCGCCGCCGCCAGCCTGTGTTTGTGTGATGTTCGCACGAGGTGAGATACCATAGAGGGTTGCTTCGGTGATCCAGTCGTATGCCGCGTGGGCACACGTGAGGATACCGCCTCCATCGTCGACATACACGGCTGTGTAGTCCGCGCCTTCGACGGCCGCCGCATCGTGAAGTACTCGAAGGAGCTTACCGGTGCTCGTCTGCACGAACACATCATGGCCCGAAGGTGAAATGCAACAGATATAGTTGTCGGCATGGCGCATGAGCACCATGGCCCCTACTCCGCCGGCGGGCTGGTGAATGACTCGCAGCTCATCGGTGGTGGCCACGCTCTCGATATAGACAGAGGCCGCGGTGTCCTGACAATCCGCCGTCAATTCCCCGTGGACCGCATCCGTCCCGAAGGTTCTCCGGAGCGCACCGTCGAAGAAGGCGTCGTTCTCCGAAGTATGGACGCCATTGAAGGCACCGTTGACGGCCGACCGGGTGACGGGGTTGTCTACGGTGAGCGCTGCCCCGCCGGGGGCCGCATGGTATTCCACCTCGATGAGCCTGCCTTGAGCGGTGATGAGGTAGCCGTTCTGCAATGTCGGGAGGATGGCCTCAAGAGCCGCGCCGTTGCCGTTGACCGCCACGCCACCGGGCACGGCCGCGTAGTGGATAAGGAGCGCATCGCCACCGGCGAGGGGAATGAAGGCATCGGCCGCGCCCGCGAGGTTGCCAGTCAGACGAAGGTATCGTCCCTCAAGGGTGTACTCGACATTAAGGACATCGCCTCCGGCCGCGTTGATCGTAGTGAAGGTATCCGCTGGGAGCGCATCCCCAGGAATGGGAGCCGCCGCGACATAGAGCCTGTTGTGTGCTCCGGCCGCAGCTATCGCAATGGCGACGGTTTCTTGGAGATAGTTGGTGACGGTGTAGTTATCTTCGGCGATTGTCGGATCGATGAAGAGCGCATCGCCTGCCGCATCAGCCAACGTGATGACGTCTGTCGTGTAGTCATCGACCGTATAGTTGTCTTCGGCAATCCCGATATCCGCTCTCAGCGCGTCACCGGGGGTATTGCCCACGGTGATAACGTCGGTGGCATAATCCTCAAGCACCCCATCGACAACGACGAAGGCCGGGTTGTGCGTTCCGGTGACATCCTCATCGGTGATGGTGAGAGCATCGGTGGTATAGTTATTGACGGCGACCGAGTGAACGTGAGCCGCAACGAGCGTGCCGTATGCCTGGAGCTCGGTAAAGAGGGTCTTGACGTACTGGATGGTGCCTTGCATTCCAACAAGGCCCTTGCCAAGACGAGATAGAATCGTTGTCCATGCCATTGCGAGATCTCCTTCTGCGAGAAGTTGTTACTTCCCGCGCCTGCCCTTCTTAGCCTTCTTCTTCGGAGGGGGCGAAGGGATGTTTTCTGATGCGACTGGTTCTTCTGCGGTTATCCACGAGGAGCCCGTGGCAATCACCTCGGGCTCGGGTTCAATCACATTGACGGGTGCAGCGGCCTCTACCATGTCATCGAGCATGAGATCCGAGACGATCTCTACCTCGCCTTCTACGGCTTCGACCTCTTCAAGAATCTCTTCCGTGGGCTTCGGTTCGGGCTCGGGCTCGAACATGGGCTCCTCTTCCTTGACGGGCTCGAGCTCGAGCTCGACCGCGGCCACTTCTTTCTCGACAGGCACAAGCTCCGGTTCGGGTTCGATGGGCTCGACCTCGATAGGGTCGCCGGGCTCGATGATCGACCGCACGAGTTGCACGGGGTCGCCACCGTCCCGAATCTTCTCCCATGTCTTCCAGGGCACATTGACGGGGCCTTCGCTCTGTTTGAGCGCCACCCCATCCCACGTGCTCAAGGACAACGGGCCATTCGGCTTGAGTTCGATTATCGCCCTCATGGGAACCCCCTATCAGTCGGCCTCTTCGAGGAGGAAGGAGAGATTGACGCGACACTTGCCGGTTGTCGGAGCTCCACCGCCTGCATACGTGGCTACCCAGACGATGCGCACCGCATAGGCAGCCGTGGGCTTTCCGCGTTTCACGACCGTCTTGGCCGGATACTCGCCGATCACGCCCTCGTTGACATCTCCAGCTGCAAGGAAGGTATCGACCGCGGCCGCATCTCCGAGGGTGATGACATCCGAGACTCCCGAGTTGAAGGCCTCGATGACCTCGATATCCGCCTTCATTTTGCAGTTGGCCGGGAAGCTGATGACATTCCCGTCTCTGTCCTTCAGATAGAGAAAGGTTGCCACGGTGGTCAACCCAACGTCCGCGAAGTCGAAATAAAATCCGGTCTCGAACGGCATTCCCCGAAGGAACGGAGCGACCGGGAAGCTTGTCTGTTTCATTGCCATTGTAGTTTCCTCCTATATCTCGCAGTGGTCATCAGACCATGCCGTAAAGTCGAACGATTGCGTCTTTGTCGAGAATCTGCCAGTCCACGTACTGACTTAACTTGTAGTATGCCTGCCCGCTCGACACGAGCGAGATGCCCTGGGTCGTGGTCTCGTACTCGACGGTTCCTCCGATGGCCATAATGAGGTCCTTGGGGTCGGCGAGCAAGACGATGTCGTTCGGCCACGCGATCGGGGTGACGATGGGGATGTTGTACGGCTTGGAGATCTTGGGGTCGCCCACGAGTGCCATGGTGGCCGCGAGGTCTCCTCGGTCGGTGACGCATTTCTTCCACCGGAGATGGTTACGCGAGCTCATGATCCAGCGAAGCGGAGTGCCTTCCTCCATGTCAAAGTACTGATCGGGCATACCCTCCATGGCTGTGGTGAGATGCTCCTCACAGAGGGCACCGGCATTGATGGGGGCGCCGTTGACGTCGTGGCATCCGGCCGCCGCCAACTTCTTCCAACCGTCATCGAATTGGAGGAATGTCGTGCCGCTGGCCGTGTCGCCTGCGCTTCCGAGGTCTTCGAGGTCTCGGCCAAAGAGAGTGCTCATCCCGTTGAGGATGGTGCTCTCGATCTGGCCATGCTCGATATTCCAGTTGATGGACTCTTTGGTCAACATCCAGTCGACGACCGCCTGTTGCAACGTGATTGCCACGTTGCTCGGGGTCGGTTTGCTCGTTCCGCCGATACCGATTCCCTCTGCCCCCTTGCGGAGCTTGCGGCTCCCGAAGTCGAGGATATCGACACGCTTGGCATTCGATGCCACAAACTGCACGTTGACCAGGGGCATGAGCTTTTGCTTGGCGATGGCCTTCACCCAGAAGGCCTTATTGACATCTTGAGGAAGCGCGCCACCGAGGGCAAGATCCGCCGTGGTGAACGCGGCTCGGGTTGCCGATGACATCGCACGCTCGATGCTCTCGGGACGGATGAGGCACCCGGTGACGTCGATCTCGGGAGAGATGCTGATACCCAGTAACGCGGCGACCTCCATCTCTCTCTTGGTCATCCGGAGGACCGAGCGATATCCGGGCCTCGTATCGGCCGAAGGATCTCGGACGATGGTGTGTGGAGTTGCCAGGCGTTGCGCCTTGAGCTCTGTGAGCTGTCGCTCCGCATCCGCCTTCTCGGCCCGCAACTTGGCGAGGTCGTCAACGGGCTCGACCTTCTTCGCGGTCTCTTCGACCTTCGGAGGAGTCTCGGCCCGTTTCTTCTCGTCTGCATCCATTCGAGCGGTGATGGGCTCGATGAGCGCCTTCATTGAATCCTGGATTGATTTGAGTTCCTCGGGAGTCATTTCATTTCCCTCTTTGCGTGTTGCGGGCGTATTCGGCCCTGTTGCATCTATCGTTTTAGTGACAGCCTCTTCGGCCGTCTTGCTCTCCTCCCTCATGGCGTTCGCTCCGAGGGATTCCACGATGGGCTGGAGCGCCGACATGAAGCCCGTGGACGTGGCCTTCACCCGCTTCCACTTGTCCTTGTCGCTACACCCCATGATCGAATTGAGCGAGTCCTCATACAGAAAGAGGGCCGAATAGAAGCCGCTTTTCGTCCCTCCATCCCACTTCTCGGCGAAGTCGAAGGGCTGGACTGCCATGTCGTCTCTCGTGCTTACGGTAGCGAGGGCGTCAAGGATCTTGTCCTTGGCCCGCTGCCAGATTGATTTCGATGCCATGCTTTCATCCTCCCTGATGACAACCTTGGCTTTATTGGCCCCTCGCGAGACGTAGGAGACATATTGACAGACAGGATTGACGACCTCTTCGACGTCGATCCGCTGCCCTGTCTCTTTAATGGTGAGGGTCATCGGTACCCGCTCTTCCCGCGTCGTCATCGAGTAGGACTGATGTTCCCCTCGCTCGACCTTGGCGAGCTCTTCCGGAGTGGCCTCGGAGCCTACAATCCATGACCACGGAGGGAAGCCGTGGGCTGCCTCTCCGTCGTTGACGACGCTCTGGACGATGGCACCTACTCCAGGCGTGTAGTCATGATTGGCATCCATTGCGCGGAAGTGCTTGACGTATTGCTCTGCCATGGCGACAACGGTGGAATGTCTGAAAAAGGTATTATAGGTGTCTATCCGCTCGAGGTCAGCTTCAGAGATGGTGCCGTCTTTGCCCGGGTCAAGCGAGCGGATGACCACTCCCCAGACGCGCCGCGCTTCGGTATCTGCTCTGAGTGGAGACGACGATAAGGCTCGGGTGAACTCCATAGGTAGGCTCCCTCGATTCAAATATCGTTGACATGACAGCCTGTCGGCGGTAGGATCTGTATTGCAAGGGAGAGGACATGCTCGGTCAATCTGCACATTATGGCGTCGTGAAGGGGTGAGAGAAGAGCCCATCTCCCTCTTCCTTGCAACTCACCCCTTCCGACGCCGCCCTTCTAGGAGAGCACAATGAAACCAGAAGAGCTTACAGGGCCATTAGCAAAACCCAAGGCGGTGTTTAAGTATTCTTACAAGAACATTAACGATCTCACCGGTTTTGCATATGATGAATACTTCTATTCCAAGGATGAAGTCTTGAAATACTTCCTAGATGAATTTCCTAAATGGCATAAAGAGAACATATTGAACGCGTTGAATGACGAAGACAATTTGAAAACATTGAATGACGAATGCAAATGGAACAAGAGGACGCTGTCTGTGTCATCGATTTTAAAGCTTGTTTTCAATTATAACAAAACAGAACTCAAAAAAATGGCAAACATAGTTATAAAAAACAAATGGCATTGCAGATGGAAGAAGCCGAGGCGGTAGCTTATCGGTATTGCTACTGTCTCGCGTTCAACACGCACCGACACCGCCCATGGACAGGCGGCATTGATACCCCGATGGCTTCGAGCTCCTCGGAATCGAGCCCGTCGATTGCCGAGAACGACTTCCACGGCATGATCTCCTTCACCGCGTCCGGGCTCGTAGCCATCATCATCGAGTTGACCTTCGAGGCGGCATTCTGAACCTGGAATATTTTGCCATTGAGAGCTCCACACGTCGGACACATGCGGTCGTCTCCCATGGCGAACCATTCGTACTCATGGATGCCCGCTTCCTCGAATTGACGCACGGCGCCGCACGAAGAAGATCGCACCATGCCAGCCGAAGAGACAACGTCGAAGTACCGATACCCTGAATCGAGCACCTCCGGGAATGCTTTCTTGAGGAGCTCGGCGACCTCCATCCGTCCATAGCCTATCTCGGTAGAGGCAGAGATGATCTTCGAGATCTTATCGCCGTACCCGGTATAGAGCACATCGTCGCCTGTGGTGTACCAATAGTTAGCGTCCTTTGCCAGCCACTCAAGGGTTGACTGGTCCACCATGGAGAGGTCAACCTTGGCCCCCTTGACTCCAGGGACGGCAACGGCGATGGTCTCTGTCAACTTGAGGATGTCCTTGAGCGAGATGCGTTTGACGGCTCCGCTCTTCTTGGCTCGATGCTTGCCGATGATGTAACTCTTCAAGAGGAGGTCTTCCCACTGCCCCTTGATGGGAGCGTACCAGTCGGCATTCTCGTCATCGAGGATGTTGGCCATGCTGACGCCTTCGTCCTTTGTCACTCCGCCCTTCTGCCGCAGGAACCATGCCAGGGCCGATTCAAACGCCTTTGCCATGGACTTCTTGAAGGCTCGATGCACGAGCTCCGAGGCCTTGATGTCGAGAGCTTCCAGGGTCACGGAAGCCCTATTCGCGAGCATGGAGACGATGGCGAGATATGCCGCCGTCTCGATGACGCGAGCTTCCTCACGCCTGGTCGTGGTCGCCATGCTCTTCCCCCTTCGTCGTTACCTTCTCATAGGCGAGCTCGGCCTCTCGACTCATTCGAGCCAGCCAGTCAGGGAGCGATTCCCCGGCCTCCCTTGAGCTCCGGAAGTCCTTCATAACTTCCTCGGCTCCGGCCTCCTTGATGTTGAGCGTGAGGACTTCACCTTCCTCGACCACCTCAAACGCTCCTCTCTGCGCCATCTCCTTGAGAAGCAGAAGCGGGAAGGATGCCCACGGGTCCGCATACTCCGGCATGTCGATACCGAGATACTCACGCATGGAGGTTCTCATCTCGTTCAGAGATGCCCCGCCGCTCAAGGCAATCTGGAGCATCGAGGCAGCGCTCTCGGGATTCGAGATGGTGCACCCCTTCGTCATCATCTTCCAATACTTGATGCCCCATGTCGCAATGATCTGGTTGTACGTCCAGTCCTCTTCGGTACGCTCCGGAGCATAGACCTGCGTCTCTGCAAGGTCTACATGGACTGCCGCCGATGCATATGTAAGGTCTTCAGCCCTCCCGAGATAGATAGGCCCGAAGCCCCAGGAAGAACGGATCGACCGCTCCCACTCGGCAAGCCCCTGGAGGAAGAGGGCATCCTCATTGATTGAATCTTTAAAGGAATCGACTTGGAGCCTTGCACCGCTCCCGACGTGCTCGCCCGCAAAGGGCGATGTGCCCGCGTCGGCTCCCACGGCGTCGATTATGAGCGGTGCCGTAAGGTTGGCCTTCGAGCACCACACCTGATAGGCGTTCTCGATGGCCTTCTTGTCCTTGTTGTCAAAGCTCGCGTTCATGAGCGAGATGATGACTCTCGGCATGAGGTTTCTGCCGAGCGAGGTATAATTAAGATCCCCAGCCTTCGTGTGAGACAACACCGCTGCCATTCTGCCGAGCCACCGAGGGAGCCCGTAGACGTAGGCCGGGTGATAATGCTTCGTCCATATGATCTCTGTCGCTGGCGTCGCCGTGTTCTCGTTCTCCTGCCCCGTTCGTCGGTCGATGATCCTCGTATCTCCGAATTCCTTGAAGTAGACGATCTGATTGCGACCGGTTGTGAAGGATACCGAGTACGGCATTTGGACGAACATGAAGCGCCGCCGCATGTACTGCACCTTGATCCAGCCGAGCTTCGCATCGATGACGTACTTCTCGGCAGGCATCGGTTCTGTTCGTCTTCCAGCAAGCCGCATGGTGAAGGCCGGAGCGTGCACGAGCCCTTCAACCTGCCCATCAGGACCGCGTAGTACTTCCATGAAGGCATTGCCATAGGTATCGAGGTCTACCCGCTGCTTGTACCTGAGCATGGCGAGCGTGCCATCGTCTGAGATAGCATCAAGGCGCGTGGTTAGCTCGTCGCTCTCGGCCTTGAGCACGTCCTCGGAGACCTCCCCGCGATCTCCGATGGCCTGCATCTCAATGCCGTACCCACCGACATTGCGAGCCATGACCGCTGTGCAATCCTGGAGCGGCCCCGACTCTGAATACAGCTTGGCAAGCCACGAGAAGGACACCGGAGGCTCGGCAACAGTAAGCTCGGCGTAGTAGTCAAGGAATGGATCTGTCAAATTGCTCACGGATTGCTTCGATCCCCGAGCCATCTCTTGGAGCGCCTGATTCATGGCCTCTTCGGAGAAATATGCACGAGCTCTATGCTGACTCGGCTGTTTTGATTCTTCCGTCATCTTCTTCCCCTTCTCTAAAAGACACCGAAGACCGACGCTGTGCCGTCTTCGCTTGCTTTGCCAGATACGCCATGATCCCCTGCTCACATATCCAGAGGGCCATCATGGTATCGTCATGGGGCTCTTTGCCGAGTCCGTGGCACTCATTAATCAGGATATCGACAAGCGGAGTTGCTTCTTTTCCGGGTAGGATGTACTTGCCATTTTCGAAGAGCATGGAGATCTTCGGAAGGCCCTCGTAAGCGTCCGTTTTGTTCCCGCCTGTCAAGTGCCCGAAGAGCGGAAGATCTGTTGTCCTCTTGAGCCCCTGGTATATGAGCTGCCCGAAGGCGTTCTTCTCGACCATGACGGCAAGGCGTTTGGGATACCGCGCCGCCTCGAGCTTGATGACGCCTCCTAGCTGCCCCTGTGTGAGCCCTCGGTGTCGCTCGATATGCATGATGTACCGGTCAAGCGTAGCGAGGTCCAGCCCGATACAGAGCCCCGCCGTAAAGTCGGAATCCGCAGCCTCGGCCTTCTTCTTATCGTCGACAAGCGAGAGATCCCAGCCCTGGAATACAATCCATCCCCGGGCCGTAGCCTCCTCCTGGGTATACCAGCCGTGATCCTTTCCGCGAGCTCGGGCCGCTTCCAGCCATTCGAGCTTGATGAAGACGAGCTCCTCATCATCAACCTCATTCTGATACTCCATGCGGAAGATCCGCTTGTTCTCCTCGCCGGCCGCATACTTCTCGATGAGCTTCTCTATGCTCCAGCGCTTCGGCCAGAGCACCTTGCTATCACCATGGACCTCCACGCGCTCGATCTGGGACTTGCCTGTGGTGTCGACGATGAGATTGCCATTCTCGTCACGCTTGTAGTGGATCTCCCATGACTCGGGCCACTCGATGATTGCCTTCCGCTCAATGGTGAAGAAGCGCGCGTCTCGACTCAAGCGCCCCGTCAAGTCGTCATGGTGCTTGCGTGTGGCCACATAGACGAGCTTCCCCTTGGGGTGTAGCATCGGCTCGATGGTCGAGAGGAACCACTCCCTCGTCTTCCGCCTTTGAGCGTCGGAGCGTGCCGAGTCGATATCCTCGATGTCATCCATGATGATGTAGCGGAAATGCCCGCCGACGATGGCCCCGCCTGCTCCAACGGCTTCGACTGTCGCGTCTCGCTGTGCATATTGACGGGCAACGGTTATCGTCTTCCCGGTCCACTTGCCAGTGGCAAAGGCCCCGTAGTCCTCGATGAGTCGCTTGTTGCTCTCAAGCTCGCTCTTGATGACTCCAAGGCTCTTCAGTGCCCCGCCCTCGCTCTGGTTGACAAGAAGGATGGTGGCCTCTCGGTCGTGAGCAATCAGCCAGGCGAGCACGGGACGAATGATGGTCTCGGTCTTGCCGTGGTCACGAGGCTCTCGAATGTTGATGTAACGAGGCCCCTTCGAGTCTGTGATGGCCCGGGCTATCTCAAGCTGATGAGGCCATAACCGCATGGGGCCATCCGGAAGATCGAAGTAGACGGTGGCCCAGAAGCCTATACCGCCCTTCTCTGCCCACCATCTCCGGAAGGCAGGCGGAAGGGTCCTGATGTATATCGGGTCTCCAGTGCGGGCAAGGTCTATGCCTTCAAACCTTGGGAGTGACATCGATAATATCTGCCTCCACCCAAGCATCATAGGACGCTTCGAGCCGCTTGCAGAATGCTTCATCTGCTATGCCGTCGAGCATAGAAATCAGGTTTGCGATGAGGAGGTCGTTGCTGCCTTGCGAGACTGTGACCTTCCGCTCGGTTATCTCGCACGACTTGCCGATGATGAGGTAAACCCCGCGCTGGTAGGCCGTGAGGGTGTCGGTAAGCGTCTTGATCTCCGAGGGCTTGAGCTTTTGGTTGAGCTTCGGCTTGCCGTCTTTCCCTTTAACAAGGAGTTTCCCTACTATACCGGCTCTGATGATGTGCCAGTCGTTCATGAGGTCTTTGTCAATCTTATCGACCTCGGAAGCGCGCTGTGTGGTGATGTTGTGTATGGCCTTCTCGGTAAGCTCTGTCTGTATTTTTTCTCTGCCTTCTCTCCATCGTTCATCTGCACTTCTTGTCATAAGTGCCTGATGTGACACGCCATATTTTTTTGACAATTCAAGCAAAGACACGTTGTGCTGAATATAATCGAGCTGGATCTTCGTCCAGGGTATCCCTCCACGTCTTCCGACGCTGTCCTTTTTTGGACGTATCTCCCCCGTCCGAGTATCTCTAGTCAGATGTTTGGGTAGCTTCGCTTTAACCGCATCCTTGAGCGTCAAGAGGCTTTTCTGTATTGCGGTTCTAATTGTCTGTCTTGTGACCTTGTACCGCCTGGCAATCTCCACATACGGCTTGTCGTCTCCCAGCTCGGAGAGTTCCATCCAGGCCTTGATGTATCGCTTCCGCTTCGCCGGAAGAGAATCCACGAGGTGCTTGAGGCCGCGAGAGAGTTCCTCATTGACCCAAGAGCACCACTTCGCGTTGTCCTCGATGACGGGGGCTTCTTCGGGTCTCTTGTGGTGTCTACCCTTGCCGTAGCTCGGGTCGTAGAATCCAGCCATGAGGGCTTCGGAGGGCATCTCCTTGCGATGAGAGGAAGCGAGGTCTTCGTCGGTGATGGGCGGAGGAAGCTGGTTCTTGAGCTTTACGCACTTTTCGGGTGTGGCCTTGCGGCAGATGGCACGGTCGGGACAGGTAGAGCATGATATAGTCATGTTGCCTTCGTCGGGAATTGCACAATATCCCACGGACCTTCTTTGCGAGGACTGGTGTAGGCATCTATAAGCCCGTCTCTCCCAAGAATCCTGTCTATCTCTGTCTTATCCGTGATCATGAGCCTTGTCTTGATGGCAATAGCGCCCTTCTTTGAGAGCTCTTCTTCGACCGGTTTGAACTCTGTTCCAGCTCTCGTGGCCATCATCTGCAAAAGCCTCATGTGAGGACCGAAGACGCGGGACCTCTCTGCCATCATGACGTCCCATACCCTGCCTTGCCCTTTGCCGAAGAATCCTTCCCACTTCTGTTTGTACGGCCGCTCCCAGTTGATACCGTCACATCCCATAGGTGTCCCTGGAGTCGGCATGAATACCGAAGGAGATGGAACCAAAATGAACTTCTCGGCATTCGGGAGTTCGTTCATCTGCAAAACTAAACCACCAAAGGACTGCCAGTCTTCTTCTTCTTCTCCTGGCAAGTCGAGAATGAAATACATGAACAGCCCCTTGTGGCCATCCGCCATAAATTGACGGACCTTCTCGATGATGAAGGCATCAGTGTACCCCTTGTTCACTGATTTTCTTAGACGTTCCGAAATACCTTCTATGCCAACTCTCGGCGTAGAGTCGTGTCTTGCGCTGCCACCATCTCTTTTTTCAATCCGGTCCAGCCTGACATCGCTATCGAGCCTCGTCTTGTTTGCTCTGATGCAGGCCTTGGTGATCTCGTCATTGTCCTTGTGTGTGGTAGGCTCTGGGGCAAACAAAGCGATTCTCTTGCACTTTGTGCTTCTTATAGCCTGCTTTATGCTGGCTATTGGCATTTCTCGGTACGGCTTCAAGTGTTTTACTGCACAGAACTTGCAGTTAAACTTGCATCCTCTGGCCAGTTCTATGCGTCCAATGTCGTTTACATCGTGGCAGAACGACTCAAGGGCCTCTACTCCGTATGAAACCGTTTTTTTGTCGTCGGTGAGTACGTTTGCGGCCGAATAGTCTCCATTAACCACATTCGCAATCACGCCTTCACCGTCTCCAACGACAACTGCGTCGGCATACGGAAGGAGATGAAGAGGGTTGAATGTGTTGAATCCGCCGATGATGATCCTCGGTCGGTTCTTTTGTGCCTTGTCTATGTTTGCTTGTCTCAGAAATTCGGCCAAGAGGAAGGAGTGCTCGAACCAGAAGATGGAAAAAAGCAGCACGTCAACAAAGCCTGCCGTCTTGGGCGTAACTCTATATAACTCGTGGCCTCCGAGTTTGGACAAACAGAGAGCAAGTCCATATGAAAGATCATCGCGGCCAAACGTGAGATAGCCTATCTTCACTCTTCCACCTTCGACGTGGCCATGTATCGTTTCTTTATCTTCTCCACCACCTCAAGGATCTCTTGGCGCTTGCCGAGCCATACAGAGCCTGGGAAGGACAATCGAACCATGATATTAGGATCTTTGCCCAGATCGATAGGAGAGTCGTTGTCGTCTACAAAATCAGCGTCTTCGTTGGCCTCTATATCCTTGAGGAACTGAGCCGGGGTTTCCGGTATCTCTATATTGCCGTATTGAGACATGTCGAAGTCGATCAATGAATCAATTTCGATTTTCAACAGCGGGAAATCCCATTGGGCAACCGCTCCCGTCGAGTTATCAGCAATCCGATACGCTCGGCACGACTCCGGGTCGAGATCGGAAGCGACAATGACGGGTACTGCTTTAAAACCAAGTTGAAGAGCCGCCTTGTACCTCGTATGGCCAACAACTATGGTGCCTTCGGCGTCGATCACTATCGGTTGCTTCCAGCCGAAGGATTGGATTGACCGCATGACCGCTTCCACTGCCTCGTCATTCTTCCGTGGATTGCGGTCATATGGTTTTACGTCTTCGACGGGTCGCCACTCGATCTTGAGCTCATCGGCTTCTGTCTTCTTCTTGGCCATGTCATTCACCGTGTCCTTCCTCGGCTCCAGGCTCGATCTCTTCCATCGGCGTTACCGGCTCGGGTCCTTTGGGCTCCTTGGCGATCTCTTCGATATTCTCTAAGACTTCGGCCGGCTTCTTCTTCCCCATGCGGTTGGTGGCTATCCAATTGACGCACGCTTTGATTATGGCCGTGTTCTCTTCGACCGTCTGTTGCACAAGCCCCTTCTGAACCTCGGGAGGCGTGCCAGGCGTCGAGGTCTTCCAGATGTATTCCTCGCGTCTGAAGACGTGCTTTTCGACGTCATCGGCGAGCTCGCGAAGGATGAAGAGCTCTGAGAGATGTTCCGCGCTCCGCTTTTTCTCGTCTGCAAGTTCGGCCTCGAGCGCCGATATTCTCCCGTGGTCTTCAGCCGACTCGTATCTTTCGAGGGTCTCCCTGGTCTTCGCAAGGTCCTCTCTTACGAGGTCGATTGAGGGCCTGACTTCCTTCGAGAGCTTGGCGTCCATCTCGGAGATAATGCCACGAATCCTCTCCCCGTGCGCCTCGATGATCTCGGAAGATGTATTCGCCGCCTCGTCGACAACGCCATGAAGCGAGGTTGCCAAGGAGTCTATCCGCTCCTTTTCGCTCACTGTAAGTTTCTGGAGAGACGACGCAAGGCCATCCACGATCTTCTTCATCGTGGCATCGATGCCCTCCATCATCGAGGAAGCCCCGAGCGACTCCATGGCCGAAGAGGCGGCCTCGAGACCGCCCTTGATGTCTTCGACGCGCTCGGCTCGAATCCTCCGACACTCTGCCGTCAATGCCTCTATCTTCTTGAGGAGTCCATCGGTGTGCTGAATGATTGCCTTGGTGTTGCTTGTCATGGTCCCGCCTTATGAATGGGCCGGAGCTCTGACGGGCCAACGCTTCACCCGGCGAGACGAAGGTGCGGTCCCGAGAGAGCCCCGGTGTGTTTACGGCCTCTCGCCTAAGCAAGTTATATTGTCTATAGAGATGGTGGAGTTGTCAAGAGTGTTTTTCTGAGGAAGGATTCCGCTTCTCCCCCCATTGCTCCATTGCCTGCATCTTCAAGCAGTCGTCGTCTCCCGCCTCGATCCATTCTCGGGTGTCGACGTCCTCCTCTTTGATGAGCGCATATGTGTTGATCGTCACACTGTCGGGAAGGGCGCGCTTGTGCCTGTCTCGATAGAGGTCGACCGCGTCCGAGATGGCCGCTTCTTGATTGCCATAGTGACACACGTCTTCGAGCCTATATCGTCGCCCTACGGGATTTTTGAGCCATATGGAATACTGGCAGTGCGTTACCTCAGGCTTCTTTAGCTCCATCTGTTCGATCGTAACGAGTTTGAGCTCATACCGGTAAATCATTTCCTCTTCCTGCTCCGGATCGCCCCTCCTCTTAATCGGATCAGGCCCTCCGTAGACATGCCCGAGGTGCACTTGCTCATGCTCGGAGATGGAGCTCCATGGCACTTTGCCGGCACTCATGATCATGGTCGGAAACTCGCTCTTATCCCATGCCCTGCGACAGATCAACGAATCACCGCGCTTGGGCATTGCGCTCACTCGTGCCACAACCATCGCCGATTCTGAGATATAGATGGTGGTACTTCCGCGCTCGATCAATTCATCACACGGCGGGCCAACCAATAATAGACTCATGATGTTAGACATGGGGCACCTCCTCTTTTCTACGCGATGGCCTGACACTATCATCCCACCCGTCGCATGGTATGAGATTGTTCAAGAAACACGCACAGCCAGCAGGATCATCGCAGGCAATCCCCGAGTATCCCCGCTCTCTCAGCCACTCGGCAAGTTTCGAGCGGGATGGAGGCGGACCTCCAAGGAACCAGCGTAATTCGTCCTTGTCATTGCTCGTCATTTCCCCATCTCCTCTTGTGCATATTGTTGCTTCACCAAATCCATCACCATCGAGGCCATACACGCCGCTTCCGCCTCGTGTTCGCTCGCGGTATAGACGCCGAGGCAGTGGTTTGCGTGCCACATTGCCTGAATCTTTGCCGCCTCTTTCGACCTGCACGGTATCCCGAGGGGAGCTCGCCACCATGAGGGAGGTACGGAAAGGATCTCGACGGAGCAGCCCATTTGAGCGAGGATACCGGCGACGATAAACGCCGATGCAGCCGTCTTCCATGTCTCTTGGATGGCAGTCTTTTTCTCGCCGGCATTGGTGCTGTAGCGCTTGAGCGAGACAGGGGCTTCATGGACGAGCAGCACATTGCAATCCCACATCTCGGGCAATTCCGACACCGCCCCCAATACATCCCTCGCCAACTCCCCGGCCCCTCCCCTGTCCCACGGTTTTCCGACCGACCATCCCTCGTGATGGATAGCCTCTTTGCCATCCTCCATGACTGCCACGGCCCCTTCCAGCCCCTCGTCAACGGCAACAACGAAAGGCACCATGCCGTTGCACCTCTCCACAAACCGCTTTATTGTCTCTCGATACTGTTCTCCTGCCATCACACGCCTCCTCTCATGATCTCGACGGTTATGCGCTTGAGCTCGTGGACAAGGAAGGGCTCCTCTGAGAGCGCCAAATCCTGTGCTATCGCCTCGGGATCTAGCCCTCCGTACATGTGCCACAGGTGGATTTTGTGGCTCTCATCAAGCGCCCTCCACGCAACCTCCTCGGTGGAGATGATCATTGCCGGATGGCACGATGTTTTCTCCTTGTCGAGAAAGTCCATCCCCCGGCGGCACAACAGGATATCACCATCCTCCATCCTCGGCTTGTCCTCGGCTGGTACACAGATCCACGTTTTTCCATACCCCAGCAACTCATCAAAACTATGACCAAAAAGCCACATGTCTAACATTTTCATCGCCATTGCTCGCCTCCTGTTTTGCCCTCTCGACATCTCCGAAGGGCAATGTTATTGTCACACTCAGCAAACCCGCCGGGCCTCTGCCTCATGGCATGCTATCTCTCGGCGGGTGTTTTTCCTCCTTGACGATCTCGATCTCGCCTCTCACGTCAACGATCGCATTGAAATACATATACCCGCCACTGTGGGGGTATAGGGTATATGCCGAGGTGCGTTTGTAGTGCTTGCAGCAAACCACAATCCTCTGTTTACCTGGATCCCCATCCTCTCTCTCGATGATCGTTACTTCTCCGCACGTTGGGCACGTCGCTCGATATCTCCAGATGTCAGGCATGGATCATCTCCTTTTTGCTCACCAATATCTCAACATGATAGATCCCGAGAGATATGTGCTCGTGCGAGTACACCTCAACGTCTATGCCGCTGAAATACACTTCCTTTTTCTTTGCACTGACCCACGGATCGGCGACGTGCGCACGGATGAATGCTACGGGAGCGTCTTCGACGGAGGCTGCGAACACCAGAGTAGCTGCATGCCGTGGACCACCTGTGATGCGCCGGACATAATATTTGACCTTACTGTCACTCATGGAGCACCTCCTCTTCGTTGCTGCATGCCACGCCGACCACGAATATGAATCTGGACTGCCCGGTAGTGCCCTGGTAGTGCAGGCATGTGGTTACACCGACAGGTTTGTTTGGCCACTCATCCCATATCCGGACTTTGCATTCGTGCCCACAGATTGGGCATTTCGCAGCCAAGATGCGCGTTTTCACATCATCCTCCATATCGACCCGAGCTTACGCCACGGGTCCGGGTTGACTTTTCCGCCACAGATGACGGACTGGCAACGCAGATTCTTTTTGACTGGACGGCCTCCAGGTGCGATGAACCCGACGCGCCTGAAGAGCAAGACGACGAACGAGGCCATGACCGACGCGAGCTTGTACCGCTCGGTCGAATGATCGGTGTTGCACAGCAGGCACCAGGCGTCCACGGGACCGGGTTTATAGGTGCTGTACTCGCATGTCAGTCTGTTGACGAATTGTATTATATTCCCCTTCGAGTACGGCGGGTTAAGCCATACCCTTCCGTGCCACGGCTGCACCAATCCATTCCGCTCCTTGTCATACCAAGTACCGGCCTCCACGATCTCTTGTGCCTCCTCACACGAGCACGGGTCAAGGTCGATTCCGCCCATGCTCTCCCGTGCCGCCTCGATGATTGATGATGGGGTGTACCATTCGTCGTTACTCATGCCGTTTTCTCCTCTCCGTCGCCTTCGCCGACCAGCTCCGCATCGATCGTGACCGTGTTCCGGAAATAGAACCTCCCGGACGTGCATGTGCTATTTACCACAAAATGCTCGCACAGGCGCTCGATGGCCGGTGACCATTGTCCGCCGTCCCGCGTCTTTGCTCGGTTTTCATGCCCACAGAACGGACAGGCGGCCCTGTAGAATGACGTTTTCATTTCTTCGCCTCCTTTGTTTTCTTCCCCTTCTTCCACACCCCCACCGCCCACACCCTGCACACGTCCCTTCCCGGCCTCATCACCTCATTCCGAAACGGGCTCTTCGGGTGCTCGCAATGCCCCTTTTGCCCCTCCGTGGAGAGTCCGTGATAGTGCGGACACTGCCTGGAGCAATACGGGCCGCAACAGAGGACGGGCTCGGGTATGGGCTCGGGAGTGTTGCCGGGCCACGGAGGGGAGCGACGGAGATCATCGAGGATGGTCATGGTGCGCCTCCGATCTCACAAAACCATCTCCCATCAGCCCAGTGCAAGACCCCTCCAACCCCACATCGCCGCATACCTCCAAAGTATTCGGCATGCGGGCAGTCATCGCACGGCGTGAACTCTGCTTCTGTATCGTCGTTGCCAGAAGGCAGAAAATCTACTCTATCGGTCACGGTGCACCTCCAAATACCGG